GTGGGATTGGTCCCTTACGGGAACCACCCGGTCAGAGCTGGCGGGAGCAAGTGTCAGCCAGTACAAATTTTAAACCCCTGTACTAGTTGTTCTGACACTCTTCGATGCATGATTACGTTTAAGGCAGTGGGGACCATCCGGCATAATTGAATGCTTGTGGATGACACTGATCGATACTCGTGAACGTACTCCATCTGTTGTTCGGTCCCTTTTCGCCCGTAGGTGAGGCAGAGAACGTAAACGTATGGATGCTATATGCATCGGGAGTTATCTCTAAGTGGAATTGATATATGTTGGATTGATTCTCAATGCCTACACTACCAGTGGTATTTGCGTTCAGTGTCCACATATTACCAACCAGTTGGCAGCCATTGAAGGTCACACCCCAACCACCTCCAGTCCCGACGATGTCATAGATTCTTACTTGCACAAGGAAATGGTATCCCAAATACCTTGGATTGAATCTGAATGAGTTGCTTGTCAATCCTCTGACAAGGTCTGCAGTACTGTAAGGCGATATCGCCACTATTCCACCAAATGGATTACCACTGGTGGCCGTCTCAGCTGTAAATGCGTAGTGTACTAAACCCAGTCCCGTAGGGTTCAGTGGCAGCTGAGGCTTGTAAAAGGATAAGTCGTATGTTATCCAAAGTTCTCCAAGTAATTGGTTAGCTAAGCAACCTTCACTAGCCACTTGGATGTTGCACAAATCAAAAAATCGTTTGTTGTCGACGGTGCTCAGGGGTCCTGAGAGAACAGTAAATGTCTTGGTCATTCTTTCCTGTGAGTTGCACTCTATGGGATGCATGAGATTTTGAGCTGCATTTCCACTCACAGCAAATTCTGAATTTGCCATTTCGACTTTTGTTGTGTACGACGGGTCATAAACGTCGTAATCGCTTGCGATTACAACTGTACCCAAACTTTGTGATGCTGCGTAAGTACTAGTAAGTGTTTTGAAAATCACCACTACACCATGAGGTTCCCATTGGTCGTAATGTTGCGCGATGCCAGCAAGCCAAGGAAATAACACCTCATTTCCTGGGTTCAAGCTATACACTGTATTCTTGAATCTTCCTGCTACGCCATCAGCATACACATTGCCAATGAACTCCCTATGTCTGATTCGAGTTTCCCTTGCGTTCTCAGTTTTGATGAATTGGGGTACCACTGTATCAGATATTGGAAGTCCTCCTGGTGGTAGATCAGTTTCGTAGTCACCTACACCTGATATCTTACCCAACAGACGGCCCGCAAACGCCCCGAGGCGGCGGCCCAAGAGCTCACCAGTAGACTCCATAGGTTTAGACATGTCGACGTCATTCATGAATTCGCTAAACGCTGCAGCTCCTGATTTCTTGGGTTTCTCTTTTACCTTTGTTTCGTTTACAATCGTGATTGTTGGTTTTGGACTTTTCGCCTTTGTTCCGGCGCTTTTATTGTTAGACTTTTTGTTCTTCTTTGCCATCGTGTGCTTGTATTTAAATCTACGTATAGTTTTAAATATGGGGATGCTACTCGTCTCTATCGACCAGTGTGTTAATCATTTGCCACTCGATCACGCTAGGTAACGTCTTGACTGTATCTAGAATTCCGACAAAATCCTGTAGATGACATCGCGCCAAGCCATACCTGTGGTAAATGAAGTCCCACGTAGCATCGCACGTCTCATGTGGTCTAGTTGCGAAGTTATTGAGCTGAGGGTGAAATAGATAATCTTTAGCATATGTATCTTCCCAATGACTAGTTAAGCTTAGGTACTTGTCCAAAAGCTGTCTAATAAAAGGTACGTGAAAACATGTGACGTAAAGACCTTGTGCTATGGATTTCATGCTCGGATCCTTGCTAGATGTAGAAACGCCAATTCTGGACATAAGTCTACCAATTTTGGGAGCAAATATTGTACCGTCTCCCGTAGGGTATGGCACAGTTTGGCAAAATTCGCAATCCCACAAATTGTCTGTAAACGAGATTTCGACTTCCAGGCCTAGTTCAGCACACTTTATGTGGAAAGTGTCTTCTAAGCTTTTGAGGAAGTTTCTAGCACCGATGATGAGGAAATCATCTCCATTAAATATCCCTCCCCAAGTGTTCGCGCTGGGGGGCCCTAGGACCTTAATGACTGATGCTAGTGAAACACTAACATTAAAACAACTAGTGCAGCCTCTGCCACTAACTCGCGCTGGCTTTCCTGCGTTGAATCTAATGTTGTATTTCTGATGGCGGCCTATCGGAATAGAACCCATCTTGTGTACTGGTATGAATTTCTTCAATTTAGCTCGATCTAGAAGTCTACATTCGAATTCTAAAGACCCTGCATTTTGATGGCAGTCAAAAGCAGCTTGATCACCTGTACCGTACCTCGCTCCACCTAGTCTTGTTTCAAAGTGTTCAACTAACTTGTCCACAAACCCACCTACCTCTTCAGACGTATGCCCTGGAGTCCACATCACCCAATCATCCTCGTTTGAACCAAACGTTTGTTTTAAGGCTAGAGCATAACTCCAATAGAAAGGACCGGTTGCTGCGTTCGACCTGGGGGTGCAATTGTTCACAGCGCGTGCATCTTTTCTAGGGAAGTCCATATCAATAAAGCCAGACTTCTCGACTTTAGTGATTGTCTCTATAGCAAAATCCTTACTCACAATAGGGTTAGCCTGAAGGTCAACATGTGCATCTAATAGTTGTTTCCGCGTTGACAACGGAAACCTATTAACCCATCGAAGCCAAAATTCGTGCGTAACGTTTGAGTCTTCGATGCCATCTACAGTCGTGGGAAAATATCTAGCAGCGGGACCATCCAATATCTGCTCTGTTAACGTGACCCAGTTGCGTACAACTTCTTTCGGATCACGACCCAGTGAAAAGTCCTGCAAGATTCGCTTCTTAATGGCATTGACAGCCGCCGGGGCGTCTGGTCTAACCATTGTAGGCACCTTGGTGCTGAAGACGATACCTGTCGTTTTCAATGGATTATTGAATGGCCGGCTAGTTTCCTAGACTTTGGACACGTCGATGAAAGCTCCACTAGACAACTTCAAGGCATGATCTGGTGTCTTGAGTTGCGTATTCATTGGCAGTGATCGTTTGGCAAGGGGAAATGTGCCTTCGATGTTACCAGCTATTCCACGGTGGAGCCCGGTGCCCCATTCTTCCGCTTTGTGTCGGTCGAATGGTGGGGCAGTGCCATATCCAAGGAGGTAAGCCCAAGGTGTTGTCGCGCAACAACCAGCTGCTTCAACCTCTCCAAAGTTGATGGCTGCCGTGTGGAAGGCAGCCAAGCCTTTGTGGCTCTCTTGTACCGCAAGCAGGGCATTCGCCTCAACCAACTTGCCTGAGTACATCCCGACGACTGCACCAACTACAGCGCTCAAGGAGCGGAGTTGGGCTGGCATGAACACAAAGTCTGATAAAACCAATTGCGCTCTCCGTAACGCTGTTTGATAGAGAGAAGCATTGATGATTTTACCAGCACATGTCATGGCTATAGAGGAAACCATGTTAGAAGGCAGAACAACTTTGTCACGACCACCATCCTGATTTTGTAATGTGGTTATGTAGACTTTGTTCTCTGTTTGTCCAACAACTTTGATTTCGACCAGTCGAACGGGTAGAGTTTGAACGTCGTACGTGGCATCGAAAGTTTCTTTCATTCCATCTTTCACCTTGTTGCTAATCAGGTCAAACGTTTCGCGATCCATTCTACTGGTACTGTAAAATGGTATGCTCTCGATGAGTTCAGCATCAGGTGCGGAAGATAAGATAACTTCGTAGATAAGCGTGTCCCCGAATGTCTTGACCACTCGACTGTCAAGAACAACCGTTTTGGGAGACCCCTCTACCTTGATGTCCACCTTTGTTAAGCCGGCGTTCAACCAACTTGGATCGTCGTGCATATACCCGCCACCTTTATTACCACTCACCTGACACAAGAGCTTCCCTTGCAAATTTGTGTAGTATGTCATCTCACCAGCACAAAGTCGGCCTACGACAGCAAACTTGTGTGCAATGACATACGCACGCCTTTGTCTTACATGGGTCAAGCGCATAGCCAGATCCTCAGGAGTGATATAATAGATGGAGTGAACAAAAAGCAAAACATCAAACATTACATAAATCACAGGTTCTTCAGCATGCTTGACGACAGTTGGGGGTCCTTGGAACCTGCCATCGTTAACTGCATGCTTGAGAAGACAAGTGCATCTCTCGAACTTGTGATTACACATGGTGAATGTGACGTTTTTGTTTTTGCCTCTATTGTACGAGTAGGCAGAACTGTATCGGTGTTCATCACCCGCTTGAAGCACTGGAATCATTGCATGAAATTTCAGGTTCAAACCAAATGTTTTGATTATGTCTACGTTGCGCATGGCATTGGAGCCCACATCAACAAACGTGTGTCCATCCCTGTGACACTTCCATAATACAAACATCAGCGCAGCAAGCCTCTGAAGGTGTGCTGTTGGGTGCGGATGAGCTGTCTTGCCGTCGGGCTCGACATTCACACCGTACTCTTCAATGAGCGCATTTACAATGGGTGTTCCTTTGTAATGCCACTTGAAGACTGCAGAAGGCGACGAAGCTTCTACAGAGGGCACAATTGACATCCTGCCTTCAAAGTTTGGGATAAGATCAGTCTTCTCTTCTTCTTCCTCAAACGGCTTTGATTCGATGTCGATTGGCATATAAGTCACCCAAGGTTCTTCCAAGGTGACTGGCGGTTGCGTGTCCGCAACTAAATTTGCAGCCGGAGCTGACGGATCATAAAAAGGATCCGCAGGGGCTATATGCGCACCCCCTACTTGTTGTCGTACAAGCCAACGGTTCCAGATGTCGCAGTTTTCTGTATACCAGTCTTTGACGTCTCCACTGAAATCACACATAACTCTAAGAACAGGATTTTCAATCAAATTGATGGATTCAAAGTAGGCGTTTACATCGGTAATGCCCCATGCTGTTAGAATCACAACAAAATGTTCTGAGAATCTCCTAAAGTAATCAAAACACACTGCTCTCACCTCATCATTAAAGTCTACGTCGAAATCTGATTCGATGAGTGCTGTCAAATACACTTGTACTGTGGGTACAAATGCCAGTGCAAACATGATAGATGCTGCTTGCACAGCGTATTTTGAGTGGCGATTTGGTGGCACAATCTTCTTATCTGCATTTAGCATATTTTCATATGCATGTCCAAGAACACCTGGCACACCGTAGTGTTCACCAACTTCAAGTCTGAAGTTGATGTGGTGATCATATCCATTTGGAAACTTAGATACGTCCCAATCCCTTAATGGGTTGTATTTAAGTCCCAAACATCTTGGGCAGATAAGCGGACCGTTGGCCAAGCCCAAGGCTGGCCCAACTCGGTCGCAGACGCGTTGTGTGCAGAAAAAGCTCATATTTATATCTTAATATAGTATAGGTCTGGAAGTTTT